GTTATCCTTAATAATTCTTTTGTATTGCTTCCATAGTGTTTCAAAAGGAATAATTACATCCCATTTGCAAGCAGTTGTACCATAAGGCAAATCACACAAAATCATATCCACCGACTTATCAGCAATCTTATCCATTTCCACAAGGCAATCACCCTGATAGAATGTACTGCGGCTAACACTGCATTGCTGCAATGGCGGCTGATGTGCTTCATTCAACTGTGGTATTTCAAATAAACTTTTCTGCATAATTCAACTTTTGTTTTTCAATTTCCGCCACTGACAGCAATGCTTTTACGTTAGTACCAATAGCCTTTGATGTTTACGCTTTGGGTGTTGATATAAATGGTAAATTATCTTTTTCTCTTGATGAGGCTACTATCTTATGTATATTACTTTGAAATTCTTTATCAAAACAAATGTTTGTATTTCCTAATCTGTAAACAGGATGAAATTTAGTTTCTGTTTGGTCAAATATTAAATCACCAGTTTCAGCACCTGTTTTATTAAGCACTTCAAAAACTTCAATTACTCCTGCGTTTTCTAATTCTATTTTTCTTGTTAATTTTTCCATTGTATGTATTTGTTTTTAAGTTTTAATTTGGCTACTGGTACTAACCGCACCTAATAAACATTTGATTAGGCTGCTCACTCACTACTATTGGTTTACAAACGATTTATTAGCTGCAAAACGTTAGTGGCAATCAACAGGAAATCCCCACCAACATATTTTTGAACAATACCCATTCCATTCATCGCTATCGTGTTCTTTACCGCAATTAGGACAGAATTGACTGCCACTAACATCACCCTTATTCAATGCGGGGTTTTCGGCTTCGTTGGACACATTTTCACTATTCATAATATTCGGTTTTAAATTAACATAGTGCTTTTAAGCCCGCACTAAATAAGGCTGCGGCACGTTACCACTCATTTTGCATCCGACACGCTATCGCGTACTGTTCTACAATCACAAATGAATACATCTTGCCAATAACCTCCCATTGGTGTCATACTACCATCTGCTGCATAAATATATGTTTGTTGCCATTGTTCTTCATAGTGTCCATAAACACACGGATAAGCATATTCATACCAAATCCACCATCCAATTAGTGATAATAATACAATGGTAATAATGTAAATCCATTTGTAATCTGATAAATGTTCTTTAATGTTTTCAATCATCTTTTTAATTTTTATTTTGCCCACGCTTGCAAAACGAAGTGGTAACAACAAATTGGCGCAAGCCGAGCGTTAATGCCAATATGCTGTGTTTTATTTACGGCCTGTCGCCAATTCGCTGCCGTTATAGGTAAGTTGCGTATCATTTAGAAACATTTTAACATAACAAACTTTTTTTCTATTCGTTCATAGAAAAGTAATCCTTCTTTCAATCTTTTTACTTTCCACTTCTTTTTATTGTTTTCAATTCTAATAATTTTCATAATCTTATTTTTCATATTTTGTACTAATTAAACATTCGTTACAACCTACCTATAACAGCGTATAAAATCCATTGAAAAAACGGCTCTTATACGCAAAACGTTAGCGGTAATTGCACCCCACCGCACTAGTTAATCGTCTAAATTCTGCTCATTAATAAATTTCTTTTGTATTCCAAAATACCACCATAAAAAACGAATTGTAAAACTCCAATGATTAAAGTTTGGAGTGTCGATACTTTTGTTTAACCAAAACCTCGGATATAATTTTAAGTTGCTCCAATTGGCAGTAAAATTTTGGTGAATCCATTTGTATTTATAGTTATTAATAAAATCAACTACAATTCGTTTTATAGTTTTCTTTTTTGTCACTTCTTTTTTATAAGTTAATGTTATCATAATTTTATGTTTTTACAGTCACCCTACCGTTTTCTTACATTTAGTGCAAGTCCAAACACCTGATGGTGAAATATATGATATACATTTCCAATCGTGTTCACACTCCGATTTTATAACATCGGTTTGTTGCAATTGCAAGGCTTGGTAATTGTTAGTAAAATTCTGTGATAAGGCAAAAGTTAAATAGTTTTTTTGTTCTTGTGAAAGTTCTTGACCTTGTAATGTTAGGCGTTTATTTGCCCACTCTATTGCGTTATGTATTCTTTCTGTAATATCCATAATTTTTGTTTTATTAAGTAATTAATTATCTGCAACTGCAACAAGCTGGAGAACGTTAAAACATTAAAACAATTTTATAACAAAGTATAAAAGAAATAAACGTGGTGTTTTTTCTGTGGTTTATTACACCTCCACATGGTTGATTAATGGCTCAACTTCTATAGGCTTCTTTGTTCACGTTTACTTCATTTATACTCAATCGTTATAAGTAATTAATTGCTCATTTAACTCCAATCTCAAAATTACCAATATTAAAATATTGATTTAATTGTAAAAGTAGTTCCTTTAATTTCATTATCTACAGAATATACACATAATATAGTTCTAGCAATAGGGTTTATTTTAACAATATATTGTTTACCTAAATCACTATTTACTGTATACATCCATACTTTCTCTTTTTTTTCATTAAACTCTACTGTTTTATCAGTAATATAATATGTTGATTTATTATCTATTGTTATATGTGTAATCATTGTTTCTTGTTCATTGATTACAAATAATGAAGTATGATTATAATCCATTGTACAATCTTTCCATAAATCTAATGTTGTATCATAATCACAATATTGTGCTATTTCAGTTGTTATTGATTGACTAAATGTGTTGGTTAAAATTATTGAGAATAATATTGTCAATAATTTAATTTTAAATATTTTATTCATAGTATTTTATTTTAAAGTGAGTCAGAAATTAATCTGACTCGTTAATTAGTTTTTATATTTTTTAAATGTGTTTAATTCATAATCAAATTTAATTCCACCTGCTAAAATCCTATCATTTACACCTGAAGTTAATGCAACAGATGTTACAATATACCAATTATTGTAGGTAGCTTCAGTATTAACAATTATTACTTTAGTGTTAGTATTTTTATAATTTATTGATATTTCATATTCAGTAGAGTAATCTAAAAATAATACAAATTTGTTAGATACATGCATTGATGTTAATACACCATTGTTGTAGTTTACAATATTTAATACATATGATGTATCATCAATTGATTGATCATCTACAAATACAGATAAATCTAATTTGATTTTAGTTTTTTCTAATTGTTTTAATTGAGATCTAGTTTTAGATATGTTAGTATCAAAACCTGATTGTTGTGCAAATGCACATGCAGACATTACAATAAGCATTAAGCTTATAAATAGCAATTTGATTTTCACTGATTCTTTCATGATTTCTAGGTTTTAGTTGATTTATATTTTGATTGAATTATTTAAAAAGAACAAGCCTCTCACTTGTTTGGTGGTTTCATATTTGTGTATATAATGAGAAAACGACTAATAATTATATACAACTACCAAGTTAATGGACAACCACTAAGTTTTGTTAGAATATTTATTAGGGATATTATATTTTAATTTGTTTTAAATAAACTCTTACAAGGTTGTACCTTGGCTATACCTCCTACTTAAGATAGGTGTTCTAAATTCAGTTGAACTATTTATTCTACAATTGGATAAGAGTTTATTATTAATCAGTATCACAAAAGTTACTCTGATTAATTTTTTGTACAATGATTATGACCTCTTTCAATTATTAAATAAAAATACTTATTTTTAAGTCTCTTTCTTCTTTTGTAAAGTATTTTATTATCATATTGCCAAGGATTCATTTTAAGTAAATATTGACATTCATTAAATGACATTACTTCTTTAAGCTTTATTATATTTTTCATAATTTATTGTTTTAATGTTTTAAATAAAATATAACTTATTTACTTTAAAGTTAGTAAGACTTTGTTTCAACAAGTTATATAATATTATCTTTTAGTTTTGGACTAACTGGTGGAAAGATATTAAACCACCTCACGTATAGTATGTTGTATAAGAACTACCAAATACACCACCTAACTATCATCTTTAGTAACTAATGTTACAATATTTTAAAGTAAGGTTTGACCAACTAACCTACAAGGAGTATTTTTACAGAATACTTAAACTGTATTGAGGAAACTATCACATAAACTCAATATAAGAACTAGTGGAGGGAATCGAACCCTCCTTTATTCCAAAACTAGTTCACACTAACTACTAAGAGTTAAGTGGTTGTTGAGAACTTACTGCAACTGGAGCTACAGAAGTATGTTTGATTAACAAATCTACTTCAGCTATTTCTGAAGTAAATACTGTTTCACGATAAATAGGCATACCATTGTATAATAATACACCACCATCCTTACCTTGAGTTTTAGGCTTTTGTCCTTTATAGAAAGGAGCAGTAGCTTCACGATGGATTAATTTTCCTTCAATAGGAAATTCTGAACCTGCTGCCAAGTTCATAGCATTTAAAGTTGCTAATTCAGCTCTAAAGAAAGCTGTACGAGTTTGTTTATTAATGATTCCACCATTAATTACAAAACTGTCTTCTGCTACCATTACTGAACCCCAGTTAGGAGTTTTTTCAGATACATTGATTACTAAGCCTGTGTTTGGGTTTGATTTTACGATTAATTTTGACATGATTTCTTGTTTTTAATTGTTAATTGATTTATTGATTTATTAATTGTTTGACAAAGTTTAAGTCTATGTCAAGACTATCCAACAATTAACAAGATGATATAACTAATGTATAGACCAAGTCTGAATGCTATAAATAGCTAATTAGATTATATGAGAGCTTGTTGATTGTTTAATGTTGTTTAAGAGTATAATACTGAAGCATATAGGTATGTGTATTCAGATAAACATATTTGATGAAATCTGTAATAATGTATTTCTTCTTTAGTTAGTTTAGGCATGACGTTTAGATTTAATTGATTCAACATAAATAGTTAGAATTAGTAATGAATAGACTACAAATACAAATGATATTGTAAGTCCTAATATTTGATTAATATAATATGACGTAACAATACATATTAATCCATATCCAATGTGTGCAGATAATGGTCTTTCAATACAAAAGTCTGCTATCATATTACCTAAATAGAATAATATGGATATGAATCCAATGATGTGTAATAAGTTTGATTCCATTGTAATAGTTTTTAATTAGTTAATAATTTATTTAATTTGTTAAAGCATTTAATTTAGGGTAAATTTTTCTGTAATTATATTCATGTGTATTTTCTTTAACATGTAACATTTTACAGAATAATAGAAATGTTTTCATAATTATTTAGTTTTAAATGATTAATTTGGTATAAACAGTTAGGCGGAAACATATAGTATAAACTAAATCTGCATGTATTTCTACATCTGCCACTCTTTAACTGTTTAATATTGATAATCTATTACATACCCACAAACATTAATATAATACTTGATACTTGCACAAGTCCTTGTTATATAATGGTTTACAGTGGAATATGTAATAGATATTTAGTTAGGTTAATAGTGAGACACCAACACATATTGATGCCCAAATTTGGTCATGACTAGGTTTGTTGTTTACATAACCTAATTCACGTTTAACAGTATTTAATCTGTTATGTACACTGAATGCATATTCAGGTAATTTAGTTTGTCTGTTGATAATTGGTCTACCATTTTTAGTAGTACGTTGTAAAGTGTTCATAGTTGGATAGTTTTTAGAGGTTAATAATTGGTTTATAAGTTGTTAATTAAGCTATGTGTATATAAGAGGATATAATTATAGGATAAGTTAGGATTAGGGTTAAAAGGTGAGGGAGAGGAGTGTACTCCATCTACTATTCCATAATTCCCAATGTTTTCAAGCCTTTCAGAGCATTAATTCCTACTAAACTAGTAGATTACTCTAAATTAAATATAAACTCTCCTCAGTGGTCTATTCCACAAGCTTAACTAAGATGTAAACATCTCAATTAACTCCAAAGCAGTTGGAGAGAGTTATATATTTAAGTGTTGTTAAAGATTAATACAAGCTAATAGTATAACAAAATCCATTGCTAAGCAAATGAATATTGATTTAACTAACTGATTATCAGATAATTTGTTAGATAAGTTTGGAATTATTGTTAGAGTTAACATAATATATAAGGTTAATTGGTTAATTGGATTTGAATTAGAATTAAATAAAGAGGAGAGCACTAGGCTCTCACTCAATACTATAATGACATAGTCTCCTCTTCTACATAAGAGTTGACAGTAGCAATAGCTTGTCCCTCTTCAGTAATCAATACATTAAATGTTGATAATGTACCATCATAAGACCTTTTACCAACTGGTAATGTAGCTTTAGCACCACTAGCTAATTCATAGCTAATAAATTTACCATTTGGACCAGCAATAATAGATGCTTTAACTGCACCTAATTCTTTTAAATACTCTAATAAAGTTTTCATAATGTGATAGTTTTAAAGTTATAAAGGAAATGATTTTCTCTCAAAGTTTAGTGGGGGATGGAAATTGGGGGTGCTGGAAATCCTTATATACATTGAAAATTTTGAAAAAAAATAAAATTTTTGGTGATTAATATTTGTAAAAATAACTAAATAATGCTTATCTTTATATTATGAAAATATGTAAAAAATGTAAAGTAGAAAAAGAACTTACTGATTTTAATCAGTGTTCAGTAAACAAAGACGGGTATTTAGGGTTTTGTAAAGAATGTAGATATGGTCATAAACCACATAAACCTATTGTAGAGGGTTTAAAAATATGCACCACATGTACAGAATCTAAAGATATATCTTGTTTTTCAATTATCAATAAAAATACAGGAAGTACTCAATCTAGTTGTAAAGTATGCAGAAATAAATACAAAGCAATAAAAAGAAAAGCTAACCCTATTAAAGAGTCTCTAAGAAAGAGAAAACAAAAATTAAAATCTAACTATGATATGACGATAGAAGATTATGATAAATTGTATAGTACTCAACAAGGTAACTGCTTGATTTGTAATACTTACCATAGAAAATTATCAATAGATCACTGTCATGATACAGGATTAGTAAGGGGTTTATTATGCTCTAATTGTAATTCAGGATTGGGTATGTTTAAGGATAATTCAATTTTATTATTAAAAGCCGTAGAATACCTTAAACTATCTAACACTGATAAATCTTAAATCTCATACCCATTTATGCACTATAATACACATTCCCGTGTAACAAATACTTACTACTTTTGTTACAACTTTGCATGAATTTTTCATAAAATGAAACCTATTAAAGCTATATTCTATGTCCCCAAAATATAAGATAATTGGGACGAGTATTTGGTAATTAGTTAATTATTAGTTACCTTTAGATCATGGAAATTAAGATATTACACCGTACTCCAGACTTAGAACATACTACTATTATGTTAGGAGAAGTCATAAGACATACAGTTACTACTGTAGAATATACTAATATTATTAAACCTGCTACTAGAGTAGAAGGAACTGGTGCTGATTACATTATAGCTAGAAACAAGATATTAGAAGAATACTTTATTAATGGACCTAAAGAACAATTCTCATGGTAGAACAAGACCCAATAATGTTTGTATATAATCACCCATTAGGAAATGTAACTATTTACTTAGGAAGTAAATCTAAATTTTTACCTATTGAAGAGTGGAAAGAATTTAAGAATGGTGCTAGTGGTAAAGTAGAAATAAGAATTAAAGTAGAACAATTATTTAACAATGAGCAACAATGAGTAACAATGAATATAAACAACAACAGTTTTGGGTAGATGAACCTGTAGATATTAGGATTAAACATAAACATCTGTATGATATTATAACCTATAGACTAGAAGAAGCTTTACACCAAACAATAATTAAACAATCTAATAAATCAACATTACCTAAAGATTATACAAATGGAAAATAACTTATACTATACACCTACAATAGAAGAGTTTCATGTAGGATTTGGATATGAATATATGAATGGAGATAGGTGGGAAGAATCTAAAATGAGAATACAAGATTATAAATCTGATGGACCAGATTATGAAAGATCAGATAGTTGGTTTGAAGAAGAATTATTAGGAGGAATTAGAACAGTTAGAGTTAAATACCTAGACCAATCTGATATAGAAAGTTTAGGTTGGGAATTAAGAGATTCTAAAAAATCACCATTTACAGGAAGACAATTAATGACTTTTCAAAAAACAGAAGAGTTTGGATTTAACAATGGTATTCATTATTGGTTAATTCAACAAGATGATAATTGGGTTATTAAAATACAAGCATATTCATCTTATGTACCTGGAGAATGGGTTATGAGATTTAAAATTAAAAACAAATCAGAATTAATTAAACTAATGCAACAATTAAATATTAAATAATGAGAACAAAATCTAAAAATTTCAACGATCATCAAATCATAGGTATATTACCTGATGGATCAATTTACCTTAAAATGGGTGTAACTAAGAAACACTATAACGATAAACTAGATTATGAGGATATGGATCATATCAATGAGAAGTTAATCATGGCTGAGAAAATCAATAAGTTTTATTTATTAACTGGGACTAGTCCTATAACTGAAGAATAATATGAAACTAGTATATGATTTAAAATCAAAACCTAATCAAATGGAAATTACAGAATTTCTATATTGGGTAAAAGAAAAAGGGATAGTTTGGTGGGATTCTTCATTAGAAGGGCAAGCACCCATAATTACTCCAGAATCCGATTTAGAAATTAAAGATATTTCTAAAGATTTAACACCTGAAATTTGATAGTGTCCTAGAAAAAGCTTATATTTATACTGTACTATTACTGAAGAAGTAATTCAGCAAGGAATACCCAAAAAGTTAACACTTGCTTAGAAGTTGGATAGTAAACTCTGAGATTGAAATAACATCTAAACATAAGGGTTGAGGTTTCTCCGATAGGTACAAAAAAAGGTTATAAATGAAATTCTATAACTGCTACAAGAGGTATGAAGTATCCTCCTGAATTAACAGGGTTAAAGTAAGCAGTGGCCAGGTAACTGGAACGGTTAAAGACAGATAGATATAAGTTTATAATTAATCCTAACATCTGGTGTACAAACTGGAAGGGGAATATTGTGTTCAATTCAAAATAAAAATTATGGAAATAAGTAAAGAGTTTATACAACAACTATTAGATATAGTAAACAAAGATGCTGATAGCAAAGTAAGATCTAAACCTGGATATGGTAGATTTGAAATAGATGAATGGACAACAAATGAAGGTAAAGGGGTATGTTTTACTTTATGGTATAAACCAACTAAAATTGATATAGGATTTAATAAAGTTGTTTTAAGAAAGAATTATGATCTAACAGTAGACCATTTAGAAGTATTTCAATCTGTATTTTATGAGGAAGTAGTTAGATATTTAACAATGCATCCAGATTCCCATAAATTGATACAATATGGAATAACTAGATAATTAACTTAGTTATATAATTTATTTGGTTATTATAATTAAATCAGTTATATTTGATGTATGGAATTAAACGATTTAAATTTAGTACTTATAGTAATAGGATTAAGTGTATTAATTTCTGCTTATTTTGAAGATGATAAATAATGGAATTCAAACTTAAACTTCCCATAGCTCAAAAAACTAAATATCTTATTCAGATGTTGAATCCTATTATGGGTAACTTAACAGATAAAGAGATTGAGATCTTAGTTGTTATTGCTGATAAGCAGATAACTATTATTGATAAGAATACTAGAACAGATGTTCGTATGTTCTTAGATATGGATAAGTTTAATTTTAATAACTATATTAAAAAACTAGTTACTAAGAAAGTATTACAACAAGTAGATAGACTAACCCTTAAAGTTAATCCTAATATTCTACATATTTTAAAACATGATTCAGTTAATTTAAGTTTTGTATAATGGAAGAGTTATTAAAAGATTATTTATTATTACAATCTCAAGTATTTTCATATAGAAATAAACTTATAAATATGGGTTTAAATGGTATTATTATGGATATGAAAATTGAAGAATTTGACAAACATTTTAATATAACTAGTGATAGAGAAGGTAAAATATGAACTCAACAAAAAGTAATATCTATGAAGAAATATTGGATGAAATTAAGGGTGACTTTACATTATCTAAAATGGAACTTGAAAGAATATGTGACTCACAGTTCAGAGTAATTAGAAATACTATGAGTAATAGAGAGGGTAAAGTAGTTCAGTTAATTTACTTAGGTAAGTTTAGACCTACTGCTTACAATCAAGATTATATTAAACGATTAAAACTTAAGACAGATGAGTAAATTAATGGAAATTATTTCAGGATGGTCCAATGTAATTTGGGAAAATCCTAAAGTAGAAAAGATAGCTATGGACAGAGCAGTAGTTTGTTCAAATTGTTTTTACAATATTAACAATACTTGCTCACAATGTGGGTGTCCTTTAATTGCTAAAACAAGGTCAGAATATTCTAAATGTCCAATGAACAAATGGTAAATAAATTAAAAGTTTATACTACAGATACTTTAAATGTACCTCAAAACCATTCTTTTAAATTATTTAAAGAAATAGATACAGAATTAGCAAATAAAGTAATATCTTTAGTTAAACCCAAATTACGTAAAATGAAACTTAAAATGTTTATTATAATCAAATTAAAAGATAATGATTCATTTTATTCTTATTCAACATGGTTATTCAGTAAAGACTTAAAATAATATGATAATAGAACTAGAAGTCATATCTCAATTACCTATAAAGGAAAGAGGTAGATCTATTGCAAGATATGTCCCAGAAAGAATATTTCAAAAGAAGCTATTCATTACTGAGGGTATGCAGATAGAAGAACATATGAATCCTTCTGGTAAGGTTGTACCTAAGTTTACTACTTGTAAATATGATACTGAATACTATAAGATTAATATGCCTTATAAGAAGTTAAGAGATAATTACTTTACACCAATTACTATTAAAGGATTAGGACAATGAGATACTGGATATTAGTAATATATTATGCAATATATAAAGATAAAACCTTTTTAACAGGTTATGTTGATCGTAAAACAAACACATTAAGCTTTTATTGGGGGCATTATTCAATGGAATCTGCAAAATTTAATTTTAGAGAAAATATGATAAGAAATATCTATTTTAAATATCGTGATATAAAAGTATTATTAGAATCTTTAAATCTTAAAGATGAGACAACATGTATTGATGGATGTCCTATAAAAACAAATAATCCTATTATTGTAGAGTTTGATACATATGCATAAAGAATTAATAATACCTATATATGGTTGTCTTGTTAGTGTCTATGTCATAGATAATTTTAACAATGTTAAAAAAGATTTAAAAACACAATATGACATTGATGAAGAATTTATTGAATGTAGAGGGTGTGTTTTTAATAAATTTACTTCTAAATATGAGACTAGATTACATGTATTAATTGTTAAATATGATGTAAATAAAAAATATTACTTTGATACAATAGGTCATGAATTATTACATTTAACTCAAGATATTTTAGAACATAAAAATATAATATTTAAGAAAAAAGATGCCAATGAAACTTATGCTTATCTACAAGGGTATTTATTAAGTGAAACAATTGAATTTTTTGAAAAAGCTTATACTAAATTTAAAAGATTAAAAAATTAATGATTAAAATAATAGATTTAAAAGATAGTAAGATTATTGTAGCTCCAGAATGTTTGGTTATAGAACCATTCAAATCTGTGTGGGAGAAAGATAAATCTAAAGATAAAACTCATGCATTTAACATAATTAAATACACTTGGTATTATGCTTCATTTAAATCACCATTCTTCCAACATAGTAATGTAGATAAGCATAAATTAATTGTAGATCATATTTTAAAAGAACCTAAGTTTAAAATGACGGAAGAACTTTTAGCTTGTATTAATATGTACGATAAAATACATACTACTCCTGCAATGAGATTGTTTAAAGCTGTTCAAGAATCTATTGGTAAAATGGAGGAGTTCTTTAAGACTGCAGAATACAATGAGGATAGTATTACTAAAATTCAAAAGGCAATTATAGATATGCCTAAGATGCAAGAAGCTGTTCAATCAGCTTTAGATAATTGTAATAAAGAACAATCATCTGGTAATAAAGTTAGAGGAGATGCTCAGCTTGGAATGTTTGAAGATAAATAATTATGGAATTTACAAAAGAAAATCATTATTCAACTTTTTTATTAAATGAATCTAAAAAAGGATTAGATTTAAAAAATATAAAAAGATACATGTTAGTTATTGGTTGTAATAATACACCAATAGAAATTAATTTTAAAGGAAATCAAAGTTGGATATTAGATAATGAATTAAAAACATTAGAACAATATAACTTAAAACCTGAAGACATAAAAGTATTATCATATCTTGAAGGTGTATGTAGTCCTTTTAAAAATAAAAATGGATGTTCAGCATCTGCTGTAGATGGTTATGAATTACATATAATGTTTTAATATGCTGAATGACAATAAATACGTAATATGTGTAGACTACTTTAAGAATACTAAAGAGTTTTCATATCTTGCTGAACAATATAATAGAACAGGATTATATACTAACTCTATTCCAGGAACTATAGAATATGTAGAGTTCTGGCAAGATGTTAGAGATAAATGTTTAAATGGATTTACTAACTCTTGTGGGCAACATATTACTGGTCAACATTTTTTCTATTTAAACTTCTGTCCAATATTAGGTCTTAATGAAAAGACTGGAAAGAAATCTAAAATCTTTCCTAGATTTATAGATTTAGATTATGAATTCTTCCACATGGTAGAATATTGTAGACTAAATCAAAAATCACTAGTTGCTGTAAAAGGTCGTCGTCAAGGTTGGTCTTACAAAGCTGCAGCAATATGTACACATGAATTCTATTTCTATCCAGATAGTAAAGCAATTATAGGTGCTTTTTACAGCACCTTTAGTCAAAACACTATGAATATGGTTATTGATAATTCAAATTTTATCAATATGAATACTGAATTCAGAAAGCAAAGAAATCCTGACCTTAAAGACTTTATTAAGGCAAGGTATCAGGCAACTGTTAGCGGGGTTAAGGTGTGGAAGGGGTTTAATTCCGAAGTGCGTGCCATTAGCTACAAAGATAATCCTACTAGTGGTGTTGGGCTTAGTGCTAACTGGTTAATCCTCGACGAATGCGGTGTTTTTGGAAACATTGTAGATGCATATGGTTACTCTGAACCCCTTATAAAAGACGGTAGTACATACACAGGTGTAGCTCTGTTATTTGGATCTTCTGGAGACATGGATTCAGGGAGTAAGTATTTCTATGAGATGTTTACTAATCCTGAAAAATACAACATGTTAGATTTTGAGGATCCATTTAATCCTAATGGCAGGATAGGGTTCTTTAGTTCAGCTACAAAAGGCAGATTAGGCTTATGTCTTAATCCAGAATCTAAATGGTATAAAAAACCTATGGTTGATGAAGATGGTAACTCTAACTATGAAGCAGCTCAAGATGATATTGACTTTTTAAGAGCTAAGGCTAAACATGGTTTAGATCCTAAAGCAATTCATAATATTACTACTCAATTCCCTTGTACTTGGAAAGAAGCTTTTTTAAGAAATAAAGGTAATGTCTTTGGTTCTCCAGAGATGTTAGAATGGTTAGGTCATTTAGAGAATACTCCTAGTCTTAGAGGTCAAGCTCAGAAAGGTGAACTATTCTTTGATGATGGATATGTTAAATGGAGACCTAATGATGACTTAGTTCATATTACAGACTTCCCTTTAAGAAAAGATCCTAAGTCAGGAGAATCATTCTCTACAAATGGCTGTGCAGTGATTTGGGAACACCCTGAGAAACATGAGAATGGTGAGATACCTAATTACTTATATATTGCAGGATGTGACCCTTATGATCAAGATAAATCAGAATCTGGATCTCTAGGCTCATTCTTTGTCTATAAGAGATTTTATAGAGCGGATAGAACTCATGATATTATAGTTGCTGAATACACATCTAGACCAGATACTGCAGAAGAGTTTTATGAAGTATGTAGAAAACTATGTATGTATTATAACTCTAAAGTATTGTATGAGAACCAGTTAAAAGGTTTAAAGGTATACTTTGAACAAAAGAACTCTCTACAATATATGTGTGAACAACCTGGTATTATTAAGGATATGATTAAGGATTCTAGAGTTCAACGTGGATATGGTATCCATATGAATAGAGGATCTGGAGGTGCGGCGGGTATTAAAGATCAGTGTGAGTTATATCTTAAGAAATGGTTATATGAGGAAATTAATGGTGAGGTAGAAGGAACTAAACAACTTAGATTTCAGACTATTAAATCTATACCATTGCTAAAAGAGTTAATAGCTTATGATAGAGAAATAAATACAGATAGAGTTATTGCGTTAATGCTATGTATTTTACAAACCTATGAATTACATAGAATACATGTAGAAGAGCTATCAAATGATGCTAACCCTATTAGTAATTACTTAGAAAGAATTTATAAAAAAGGCCTTATATTTAATAGGAAGAATTCCCAATTTAACACAAGTACAAACCAATGAGTCAAGATATATACGCCAATTTAGGTGGTCAGAATTTACCACAACAAAAGTTACCTATGTCTAGCAAAGACAAAGAGTGGGGTAAGTCTTGCATTAATTATTATTCAAATTACAGATATACTAATGGTAGTAATCTGCGTTCTGATAGACTTAGAAAGTTAATTAACTACGATTTATATAATGGTAAAGTCAACCATAAGGATATTGAAACTATATGTGATCCATTGGGTATCAATACTTCAAATACATTTCCCGCTAGATTTCAACATTATGACATCATCTCTGAACCAATTAAGTTACTTATTGGTGAGGAAACTAAACGTCCAGATAATCATATTGTGGTATCTGAATCTCCAGATGATATTAACAGAAAGACTTCAGCAATTAAGGAAAAGATTTTCCAGGCTTTACAACAAGGTTTGGCTTATCAAATTGATCCTAATGCAGATCCTAATAATCCACCACCTCCACCGGAAGAAATTATCAAGCATGAAAAATATACACCGTCGGATATAATTGAATCTAAAGCTAACAAGATTCTTAAGTCTTTAAAGAAGAAATGTAATACTAGATTATTATTTTCTCAAGGATGGAAAGATGCTTTAATTGCTGGAGAAGAGATTTATTGGGTAGGTATTGAGAATGATGAAGTAGCTATGCGTAGAGTTAATCCAGTTAACTTAACTGTGATACTAGATGGAGATACTACTTTTATTGATGATGCTATAGCAGTAGTTGAAGAACGTATGTTGGCCATCAATACTATTTTAGATGAATATGGTGATATTCTATCTAAAGCAGATATAGAGAAATTAGAAAATTATACTAGAGGGACCTTTGGTTCTTTTAATACAGCAGGTGGATTTGAACCTCAGTTTGATGTAGTTAATGGACAAAATGCTTTTGCAGGAGTTACTCCAACTAATGCTTATAATGGAAATAATAGTAATAACTATTCTATTAGAGTTACTAGAGTTGAATGGAAATCAATGAAGAAGATTGGTGAGTTAACTTGGACTGATGAAGAAGGAACTGTTAATACAGAGATTGTAGATGAATTCTTTAATACTAGAATATTTAAAGAAGCTTTCCCTGATGCTAAAGTAGAATGGTATTGGATCAATGAAGCTTGGGAAGGTGTTAAAATTGGATTAGATATATTTACAGACATTAAACCTAAACCTAACCAAAGACGTAGATTGGATAATCCATACTACTGCAGATTAGGTTATACAGGATTTATATATGAAGCTACTAACTCTCAATCAGTTAGTTTAATTGACAGATTAAAACCTTATCAATATTTATATGATATTATATCTTATAGATTAGAGATAGCATTTGCTTCAGATCAAGGTAAGAAGTTCATCATGGACTTAGCTCAGATACCTCAAAGTCAAGGTATCGATATTGATAAGTGGATGTACTATCTTAAAGAGATGAATATTGCATTCATTAACTCATTTGAGGAAGGTAAGAAAGGTGCTGCTACAGGACAATTGGCCAACAAGTTTAATCAGTTTCAAGCAATTGATTTAAGTCTTAGTCAATCTATTCAACAATATATCAATATGTTGGATTACATTAAACAACAAGTAGCCTTTGTATCTGGTGTTACACCTCAACGTTTAGGTGCTATTAATAACTCTGAACTAGTTGGTAATGTAGAAAGATCTGTTAATCAATCATCATTAATTACTGAATATTTGTACGAAGCTCATGCTGAAGTTAAACGTAGAGCCTATACAGCAATGATTGAAGTTGCTAAGATATGTTATAAGAAAGGATTAGTTGCTCAGTATGTCTTAGATGATATGGGTATTGAGATGCTTAACCTAGAAGAGAATGAATTTGAGAATTCAGAGTTTAATGTATTTGTAACTAACAATACTAAAGATCTTGAATTAAAAGCTAAGTTAGACCAATTAGTTCAAGTAGCATTACAGTCTGAAAAAATAGATTTATCTTCAATAGTTGAAACATTAATGAATGATTCTCCTAGAGATATTGTAAGATTGTTACAACGTAAAGAAGAGGAGTTCTATAAACGTCAAGCTGATAGTTCTAAAGCTCAACAAGAGCATGAAATGAAAGTTGAAGCTATTCAACAACAAATGCATGCTGAACAAGTTGAATTAGATCATTTAAAACTTGATCAAGAAAGATATATTGCTGAAGCTAATAATTCTACAAAAATTCAAATTGCTGAGATTGGTGTATTTGCTAGACAACAAGATTTAGATCAAAATGATAATGGTATCCCTGATCCTTCAGAGATTGCGGCTAATGCATTAAAACAACAAGAATTATCATCTAAAGCATTCTTAGAACAATCTAAGATTGGACATGATAAATCTAAACATGATGCTCAGTTAGCTCAAAAAGATAAAGAGATTAGAATGAAACAAGATCTAGAAAATAAGAAACTTGAACAAATTAAAATTCAAAATAAGAATCAAATTGAATTAGCTAATAAGAAAGCTGCTTTAGATAAAGATATGATGAATAAAAAGATGGAGATAGAACGTATGAAGTTGGCCGCAGCTAAAGCTAAATCTAATAAACCTAAAAAATAATGGAAGTACCTAAAGTAAAACTTGGTGGGGTTAAAAACCCTTTTGCATCTAAAGAATGCATTGATATATTAAATTATAGAATTGAGCAAGAAGAATATTCTAGTCGGCTATATCAAATAATGTCTTTATGGTTAAATGATCATGGATATACTGGAGCAGCTTCAGCCTGGTTAAAGGATTCTGAAGATGAGATGAAACATGCTCAATGGGCTAAAGATTTTCTTTTAGATATGGGAGTAACTCCAAAGTTACCGGCTTTAAAAGAACCTCCTCAAGTATTTGCTGGATTACCTGATATTATTAGACAATCATTTGCTCATGAAATAATGGTTACTCAACAATGTAATGAATTAGCTTCACATGCTATGAAATATGGTAATCATTTATTATATCAATTAGCTATGAAATTCTTAACTGAACAACAAGAAGAACTAGGAAAAGTTCAAACTTATATAGATAAATTAGAAGCTTTTGGTGAAGATAAGATAGCAATGAGATTATTTGATACAGAATTAAAAGGATAATAAAGCTATAAAAAGTTAGTTAACTGTCTAACTTTTAAAATTAGGAGACAATAACCAAAACAGTTATATTTATAGTATATTACTAATAAGGCAAGCATGAGTAAGGAAAAACAAAAGGAATTTAATATCCTAGATACACCATTTGGTGAAGGTATGGAAATGCAGTTTAATGATGAATATTCTTCAGATTTTAAAGAGAATAATTCAGTAGCTCAACCATTACTTGAAAATCTAGAAGACGTGACACCAGTTGATGAAACTAAGGAAGTTACAAAAGAGGTTGTTAAAGACATCCCCAAAGAAGAAACTAAAGCACCTGAAGAAGTTGCTGAAGTTGAGACTAAACAAGAAACTACTGAAGAGAGTTCTTCTCTCAAAGTATTTGCAAGTTGGTTAGGAGATAAAGGTTTAGTAGACTATGATGAAGAAACTTTTGAAGATTCTGAAGATGGTTTAAAAAAACTAATGAGTACTACAGTTGAGAAAGAAGTTGAAAGGTATAAACAAAGTTTACCTGAAGATGTACACAAACTTGTAGAATTTGTTGAAGCAGGTGGAGATCCTAAACAATTTATGGATCTTTATTACAACCAAAGTTCTTGGGCAGACTTTAAATTAGAAGATGAATCTGATTCAAAAGTTGTTTTAAAAGAGTATTTAAAAGCTCAAGGTGAAGATGAAGAAGAAATTAATGAAACTCTTGATACATATGAAGTTTCTGGTATATTGGAAAAGAAAGCTAAAACAGCTTTAACTAAATTACAAAATGCTGAAAAGTCTTATCAAGAACAGTTAGTTGAAGTTCAAAAGAAATATGATGCTGAACAAAAGGCTTTAGCTAAAAAACAATATGAGGAGTTTAAAGACAAATTATATTCTAAAGATGAAATTCAAGGGTTTAAGTTAACTCCCAAATTAAAAGATAATCTTTGGGACTTCATTATGAAACCCGATAAATCAGGTAAGACTGGTTTACAGAAGCATAATGAAACTAACGAAAATGCTCAATTTATGTATGCTTATTTAGCAATGAATGATTGGGATATGAGTAAGTTAGAAAAACAAGTAAAGAATAAAGTAAGTTCAGAGTTAGCTAGTAAGTTATCTAACTTTAAAGGAGATAGTAGATCTAAATTAAAAACTGGTCAATCAGATAGTTTTAGTCAAGAAAAATCTTCAAGTAACTTCAGTGCTTTCCGCCAAGCATTAAATAATGGCTTAATTTAAGAACAATTATTAATTTAATATAAACAATAAAAATGCAAATTAGTCCATTACAAATAACAAACATGAACTGGCATGCGGGTCTTACTCAAGATTCACATTTGTCTAGTTTCTTTTTAACTGAGCCAGCTATTGCTAGTCAAGTTATCACTCGTATTTATAACAAACAAAACGGTTATAAAAATGCTCTATCATTCTTAACAGGTGGTATGGGTAAATCTAAAGAGATTGATGGTATCCAATATCGTTGGAATATCATTGGAGATTCTCGTAAAGCTATTTCAATTACACGTTCAGTATTTGATGCTGCTGCTTCAGTAGGTATCAATGCTACAACTTTTAAAATTGGTGTAGGTGAAAAATGGTTCTCAGAAGGTGACGTTTTATTATTTGACAGTCCAGATTATAAAGCTCGTGTAATTTCTGAACCAATTTATGACGGAGCTGATTACATCTTAGTGTGTCAATTAGTTACTGCTGATATTACTAAAGCAATCCCAGGAGCGTTATTAGTAGTTGGTAAAGAGGTATCTAAAGAATACAACTTAGTAGAGCATGATCATTCTCGTACATCTGGTGAAACTCACTATGCTACACCAATGATGTTAGAAAACTTTATGTCTACATTGCGTAAAAAATATTCTGTAACTGGTGCTGCTCACAGCCGTGTTATGGTTATCTCAATGTTAAATCCTGAAACTAATGAAAAAACTAACACTTGGGTAAAATATGCTGAGTGGGAATTCTGGAAACAGTTCATGGATGAGATTGAAATTAGTTTAATGTTTGGTGAATCTAACGTTAAATCTAACGGTACTACAGATTTAAAAGGTGCTTCAGGAAATACTATTTATTCTGGTGCTGGATTAGAATCTCAAATTGCTCCAGGTAACAAACGTTTATACACTACTTTGAATGAGAAAACTATCCGTGATTTCATGGGAGATTTAGCATACAATGGTACTGAAGATGGTCCTCGTGAGTATGTAGCATTATGTGGTCGTGAGTTCATGAACTTATTTGATCAAGCTATGAAACGTAGTGCATCTGCTTTCAACTTAGTTGATAGTAAATTCATTGCAGGTGAAGGACAAAACTTAGAGTTACATGGCCAGTTCATGACTTACACAGGTTTAAATGGTGATAAGATTACTTTAAAAGAATACAAGCCTTATAATGATGTTGTAAGAAATCGTTTGTTACACCCTCAAACTGGTAAACCAGCTGAGTCTTACAAAGCAACTTTCTTAAACTTTAAGTCTTATAACAAAGGAGAACCAAATATTCAAAAAGTATACTCTAAAGATCGTGAGATGGTAACAACTTACATCGAAGGTATGTATGGACCTTATGGACCTAAGAAGAATGGTTCATCTGCAAGTTCAGTAGATGGTTACACATTTGAAGCAATGACTGAATGTGGTATCATGTTAAGAGATCCTTCAGATGCGGCTCAATTAATTTTAGATGCTTCTAGCATTAGCTAGTAAAAATAAAAGGTTTTGAAGAGTGTACCTTACCCAAACACTCTTTATTTTTAAACTAATAAAGGCAAATTATTAAAACAATGGAAGAACAATTAAAACAGTATGTTATTAGACCTATCATACGAAACAAATTTTCAGGTCAATCTTATTACAACAAGACTTTAACTGTAATTCAAGGTGCTCAACTAAGTCAAAATGGTTTGTATAAAACTGGATTGTCTTTAGAAGATCAAAAACATTATGAAGAAAAGTTAAACTTACCTAAAGGAACTTTAAGTGCTAGAAATGGTGAGTTCTGGGGTGATATGGAAGTACGATTAAGAAATGATAAATTGACTATATTTAATATAGTAAATGATTATGATGAATTAAAGTTTAGAATGTTACAACAACATGATTGGATTGCTAATACAGAGCATGACGTTGTTGGAAACTCTACAGCTAGATTCTACATATATGATCCAGAAGCTGCTTCTAAGATTGAAGATGCTAAAATGGAATTCGAGTTTGCAGCTATTGAGGCTTTCAGTAATGCAACTATCGAAGAAAGAAAAGGTCTATTGAGAATCTATGGTAAGAAAGGTGTAGATACAATGTCTGAAACTATGGTTAAGACTGAATTGTATAAACAAGTTAAATCTGATCCTAAAGAGTTTATTCGTTTAGCTACAGCTAAAGATACTCCAGTAAGAGGTTTAATTGAAGCCTTAATTGAGAAAGGTATTCTTAAAAAGAAAGGAACTTATTTTTATAATGGTGAAGACTTATTAGGTAGTTCAACTGATGAAGTAGTAAGTTACTTATCAGACTTAAAAAACCAAGCTGTTAAATTAGCTTTAGAAAGTAAATTAAAACCAAAGAAAGTTAAAGCTGAATAATGACAATATCTCAATTTCATATTGAATTTAAATTTAGGTTAGATAAAATGGATGCCTTAAACTATCCTAACTTCTTACCTGAAGAGATTGATTTGATATTGAATAATGCTCAGGATAGGTTAATTAAACAAAGGTATGGTTTTAATAATGCTAAAAGACAATCTTTTGAAGAAACTCAGAAGCGTACAGAGGATTTAAAGAATATTACAGAAAATACAATACTAACTCCTTTAGCTTACTCAGTAAACAATATAGATGCTAATGCTAGATTTGTAAATTTACCAACTAACCATTGGTTTACTATACAGGAGAGAGCTGGAATAACTTGTACTAATTGTGGTACTCCAATAACACAAAGAGTTGAAGTAATACCAATTACTCATTTAGAAGCATCTAAATCTTTAAAAGATCCTTTTGCTAAACCTAATAATGAAAAAGTTCTTAGACTTATGATAGCAGGAAAAGTTGAATTAATATCAAATTGTACAATTGTAGATTATCAATTACGATATTTAAGACAACCTGTTAAAATGAGTTTATCTGGAAATATTACTTGTGAATTATCAGAACATATTCATAATGAATTAGTAGACACCGCAGTAAGCATTGCATTAGAAGGAATAGAGGGTAAAAGAACACAATCATTTAATCCTTTGATTAATAACACTAACGAATAATAAATTTAATTTAAAATGGCAATATCAAAAACATCCCCTAAGCAATTCTTAGGAGCACAAATTCCAAATGTCAAAGTACTGTCTTCAAAGATTGATGAAATCATTGATGAAGTAAATGGTACATCTGGTACAGTAACTCAAACAACTAATCGCACTAATGAAGTAACATTAAATGCTACAAAAGGTGTAATTACTACAAATACAACGTCTTTATCTACAGCAACTAATGTTGTATTTACAGTAAATAACTCGGCTGTAAAAGCGGATTCCGTTGTTATTGCAAATATGGATACAACAAACTTAACCGCTTATGGTGTACATTTTAGTATTGAAAGTATTACAGCAGGGTCTTTTAAAATACGCTATCTTAATGCTACAGGTGGGAATATTACTACAGCATTAATTTTTAATTTTGTAGTAAACTAATTAATAAATATCTTAAATAATAAATAAATTTTAAAAATTAAAAACAATGTCAATTCATAAAGTAACAAACATTTTCGTAGGGACAGGTGGTGCATTTCAAACAGATGTAAACACATTAACTCCAGGTAAATTAGGTATGTTTAAAGCTAATCAAACAGCTTTAGGTGCAGCAGAACCTTATATAGCAGGAACAGCAACAAATGATATTCAGTTTTCTGAAACGTATTCAGATGGTTCATTTAAAAAATCAATGAGAATTAATGGTATTGCAGTAAAATCTGCACGTTTTGAAAAATATGCTCCAGCATCTCGTGAAGTATGGGCTATTGGATATGATCGTAAATTAGCTACAGGTTCAATTGAAGTAAATGCTTCTTCTGATTATACAGCTAGTATTCGTTTTAAAAATGATAAATCTTTATATTCTGAACGTCCAGAAGTATTAAGAATTAACTTTACTTCTAGTGTTTCGGCATCACAATTAAGTGTTGCAACTCAATTAAGAGATAATATTAATAATAGTGGTTTTAAATCATTAATTGTAGCATTATTAGTAGGTAATGGTTCAGGAGCAATGGGATTAACTGGTGCAACTGCTTATGGTGTAGAAATTACAGCTAAAGATATTGAACAATTTCAATCTAGTACTTTTAAAGAAAACCGTGTATATTTCTCTTGTCATATAGATGATTCTACAGGATTTGGATCTACTTCTTGTACTCAAATTTCTGCTAACTCTTATGGAGAAGGTACTTATAATCAAATCTATAACAAAGAGAACTTTGAATACCAATACGAAGGTTTATCTAACCGTAGATTATGGCCAGCACAAGCAGTTAAATTTAATGTAGTTAATACAGGTTATTTATCTGGAAGTGTTGTTGCAGCAGCAACTACTCCAACAGGAGCTTTATCTGCAGCATCAACTGGTGTATTAGGAGCTAATACAGTAGGATATGATGTAGTTGAAGTTGCTACTTCTACAGCAGGTTTAAGAGCAGGTGAATTAATTACTTTAAATAGTGTTGCTTATGAGATTAAATACATAATCAGTTCTACTAAATTTGTGATCACATCTCCTTTAACAGCAGTTGTAGCAGGTACAGCATTCTTAGTAAAATATTTCTATGATACTTTAACTATAACTTTTGCAGACAACACTTTCACTTCAGGGGCAGATATTCAAGCATTAGCTCAAAAAGCAATCATTATAGCTACTCCATCTATTAATGTTAGTTCTGCTGATCCATTTGATAGAACATTAGACACAGGAAGTTACTCAACAGAAGGTGTTGAATTACTTACTAATATAGGTGCTTGGTTAGCTGGAACTCCAACTAAAATTAGTACTGCAGTATTAATCGCATAGTCTAGTCCTTAGACTACAATCCACATCATTCTGATGTGTCAATCTTTAAAGCCTTAATTAGTATAATTAGCCCCTGGTTTCTCTTCCTTAAAGTTTTCCAGGGGCTTTATTTATGAATTAAATTAAATAAAACATAATGCTTACATTAAAATATGATTTGTGTGTAATTAATGGATGTACACAATTACAATTCTCAGAAAATACCGGAATATATACTTTAGCTAATCCTGGTGGTTGGGGTACCCCAAATATTGAAATAGGTAATGTTGTAACAGCTACTCTTTTAATTAAAGGACCAGATGGTGTAGAATATACTATAGATTTAACTATAGGTAATTTACCATCAAATATCGTTGGATTTAGTTATAATATACCCTTAGTTAGTATGGGTAGTCCTATAACTATTACAGATGGTCAATGGTATTTTGTATATACTGTTATTGACGATAATGATGTTGAGTATTCAACAACAGTCAATAAGTACTTTACTTGTAATACTAAATGTTGTATATCTAACATGTTAGCTAATGTAAATACTTGTGATAGTTGTCCTAAAGATGATTCTGAAGAACTTTATAACAAAGCTAAAACTATGTTTGATTCACTAGAGAATGCTGCAGAATGTGGTGATCTTACTACATTTAATAGTATTAAAAAAATAATTGATAAATTATGTTTAAATAGTGGATGTAAAACTTGCAAATAATGAAAAAAAACCTTATATTATTAATACGTAAACTTTTAAATAAAATTTATATGTGTAACT